TCATACTGATTTGCTAAAGACTTAACCATTCTATCACCATAAGTTTCTACAATGTTTCCAGATTCATCTATCTTAGCTATATTCCCTAAATACATCCTTCTATTTATAACGGTAGATGATTTCCATCTATAGTGCACAAAATCATCTGTTGTACCCAAATTAGTTTGATGGGTAACATATGATGAGCTAAAATCTTTTCCTTCATCTCCACCAAAATAAATCCAATCTGAATTTGTTTTATAATTCCCCCAAGTAGAATTACTGTTCCAGGTAGCATATTCAACATCTCCTGCCTTTTTAGTTCCTTTATTCATATCAACATCACAAAGCATATATTTGTCAACTTCTTCATCTTTTTGAAAATAAATTCTTGCTCCAGTTATTCTTCTATTGCTCTGTTCGTCTCTTTCTGCATAAACTTTAAATCTAAAATTTGAATGTTTATATATCTTTACCTTATCTGAATTAAATCTTTTTAATCCACTTTCTGATTTTGCTTCATCGTATAGCCAACTATAATAAAAAGTATACTGACCAATCAAATCACCAACTTCTCCAGAACCTTGAGACAATGGTCCTCTTTTTATTCTAAAATTTCTAAAGCCAATATGTGCTCCACTTCCAGCTCCATTAGTCGCATCGTGAGTTCTAAGCCCTTGAAGGCATTCATCATTACTAGTTGGCGAATAATCATCTGCTCCAGAAGCAGAATTTGTTATCCCCTCAGCTAGTGCTGTTACAGCTAATTTAAACCCTTTACCTATACCAGTAAAGGAAGCCCATACACCTCTAGCCCTACTTGTATGGTCTATATAATCATTATAGGCATTAAAATCTCCATTATATGGAAATTGTGAATGTATATATACGTGGTTATCATTTCCCTCTGCATCTATTCCATAATTTGTATAAAAGCGAGCTAAATGCCATTGCCCATCACTTGCGTGAGCAGCTGGGATTTTTCTTCCAAACCACCAAGCACCATATCCAGTATGGTCAGAATTGTTATGTTGTGCTTCTACCATACTTCTAACTTGATTGTAATCGTCTTGAGTTTCATCATCTGCAATAATAGCTATTTGAAAATATATATCTCCATCATCATTAGTATAAGCACTTTTAGACCAAGTTCCTGCATTTTGTCCAAAACCTTTATACTCAAATTCTAAAGCATCTCCGTTCATCCAATTTATTCTAAAAGCCATATTCCCCATAACAAAAGGCATTATAGAAGGAGCTGGTATTGTTCCACCTGGGGCAGAATAGCTAGTAGAAGCCCCAACATCATCTGAGTCAATTTCAGTATATGCTTTAGGATACAAATAATATCCCTCATCTGAATCGTGTCCAGTTATTGAAGAGCCACCCTCTGCTATATTTTCTCCTAAAGTATAGTCTACTGTGCCAGATTGTACTCCGTCTACAGCATCATATACCCCTGCTCCACCAGATAACCCAGAATTAGCATTTCCACCACCATAATTCCCACTAGTGTCATATGCAGAATTACTAAGTCCGTTAGCTGATGAATTTGGATTTAAACCAGCTATCATTTCAACTGCATCAAATGTTTCAAGGTTAACAGAAAGACCAAGTTGGTCTCCTTGACCATCCATAGTTGGCGTTCCACCACCAGATGCAAACCAAGATGCACTATCTCCATTCGTAGGTGCAGCTAAAATAGAATTGTAATTATAAAATCCAGGTCTTTTACCCATATCTGATTCTGGATTTGAATTTGAGTCTCCTAGTAAAGCTCTATCAACATATCCTCTCCATAAAGGAAGGTTATTATTGCTAAAATTAGTATCCGATATTCTTAAATTACCATCTGCGACACTGTAAGTTGCTGAAGGATTAGTTCCACTCCCTCCAAACGCTAAATCTTCACCTTCACCTATTGGGGCTGTTGCTCCATTTTCCCAAGGGAGTACGTCAGTATGACTATTTGGATTATAATAATCAAAAGTTCCTGTACTAGATGCATCTAATATATATATGTAATTTGCCCTTTGTGCTATTATTGATGGGTAAATATAAAACTTATCACATTCTATTGTTACAGCATCAGATACAGTGAATTTTATTTTAATATCTAAATCTGCAGATTCCATATCAGAAGCAGAAGTAAATGTTTTTATATGATGACCCTCTTTTATATCATCCCCAGTTAAAACTAAGTCAGTTGCATTTATTCCACCACTTGCAACTAATGTTAAAGATGTAAAATGTGAATCATCGGAAACATTTCTTATTACATAATCAAAAGCATATGTAACACTATTACGTAGATAACCTGCAGTAGCATTTGTATGTCCTGCACTCTTATCTGCTGTTAAAGTACTATTCCCAGCTCCAGACGGAGCGTAAACAAGCATCCCAGAAAAACTAGCTCCTGTATCTATAGTCATATCTGAGCCAAGAGTCCAATTACTAGCAGTATCAAATCCTGTATTTTTATTTACTCTGAAATTTTGACCTCCTGGAGCAGAATAGTCGTGCGAGTATTGAAATATACCGTTCCCTGGATTTGGAACTCCAGAAATATTATGAACCGAAGTATCGTCTGTGAAAGTAAAAGCGTTCGTCATTGTTGGACCAGATTTTAAAATTCCAACACTACTTACATCTATATTATCTGCTTTAACTAGTTGGTTATCTTCTATATCCCTTTGAGATGAATATGTATTTAATCCTCCACTAAAATCTTCTATTTTTAATACTTCTTTTGGCATTAACTCTCCTTATTACGTACCATCTTGAACTATTGCCCATTCTACAGCTATATTTTTACTGCCAGCTAAAGAAGATACAAAAAATATTGCATCGCTTTTTGCTCTAGGGAATACAACTGCCTCTCCTGGGTATAGTGTTGCTAAAGTTACTCCACCTACATTTGTTAAAGTTACTTCTACAGCGTCATTTGTTGTCCAATTACCACTTCTTGTAAGTTTATCTGATAAAGTAGTAGCGTCTCCATATAAATAACCTGTATTTTTAATAAATACTATATTATTTGCATCTGTACACTCTATTGTAGCAACTCCAGTCCCACCATTACTACTCAAATATGTAGGGACTCCTGCTGCCCAACCTAAAACTTCATCTCCATCTGCTAACATAGTTAACCCATCTATATCTCCTACAACTCCAGAACCTCCAAGAGACTTTCTTATTTCTCCATCTAATGCTGTTGTTGAAACTGATTGGTCTGCATCGTTAACTACTGTTGGTGTTAAGCTGACTGAAAATTGAACCTTGTGATTACTTGCCATTTACTCCTCCTTTCCGAGTGCTTGTCCTACACTACCTTGAATATATAATTGTAATCCCTGTTGATATATCCCAGATAAAGTAGAAATTTCTTGTAATATTTGTTGATGTTCATTTTGATTCTTCTGTAACTCTGATTGATATTTTTGCAAATCTGATTGATACTTATTTATTTTGTCTGCATTTTTTCTAGAAACTCTATCTATCTGAGATTGAAACTCTTGTATATCATTACCTGCTTTTGACTGATATTTAGCTAAGTCTTGAGAAAACTTTTCTAATTTAATTTGGTCATTTTGACTAGATATATCTGCATTCTTTGCTGAACGTTGAAATTCTGTTTGGTATTCATTTAAATTAGCATTAAAGAGATTTAATTCATTTTGCATATCATTAGCATATTTTTGTAACCCATTTGCGTATTCCTGTGTATACTCATCTATTTTCTTTGTATATTCAGTTAATTGCCAATCTTTAACCTTAGAATCTACTTCTGCTTGATAATTAGATATTTCTAATTGATATTTCTGAAGTTTTCTAGCTTCTTCTGCATCATCAAATTGTGCATCTTGTATATTTTTTTGTAATATAGCTTGATATTCAGCATTCTCTTTATTGAAATAATTTAACGCATCTTGCATTTTATTGCCATATTCAGACAATCTAGCATTGATTGCATTAATTCTAACATTAGCCATAATATCATCTTCTTCTACATCTATCCAATTATCTAAATCACTAAAATCTGGAGCAACAACTGGACCAGTATATATCGGTGCCGTTCCTGTTATTGTGACCGATTGAGAAGAAGTAGATGGAACTACTGGAGGGCTAGGTAAATTCAAAGCACTTATAGTTGGGAATACAGGTGGATTAAATATTGGTTTTGTATATAAAGGTGGACTTTGCGTAAACGATAAAGTATTCTCCGTTATAGAAGGAATTGTTGGAGGAGATTCTAACGTCAATGAAGATGGAGCTATGTCTAAATTAGGTGAAGCAGGAGGCATAGTAAAAGATGTTCTAGCGTCTGAAAGTTTTTTTTGCAAACATTTTGCAGCAGCTCCATATATAACTAATCTTTCAGCCCCATCTGGTAAACCAGTATTCCAAGTAGCACTAGTAGCATTTAAAGTAGGGACTGTAACAGAGTAAATATAAGCAGCTCCACTACCACTGTCATTTGGGTCTGGTTTTATAGTAACACCTGTACTATCTAATATATATACAGGGTTATCATTTGTAGGATAAAATATACTACTAGTATCATTTATTCTAGTTTCCATACCTTTATCAACCTTAATACACTCTATTCCATTTCTCCATACTGACATATTTTTCCTATATTCAACTTGCGTTGCAGTAGCTGATTCTATTGCAGAACTTTTAGCTAAGAAAAAACTTAATCCTTCTTCTGGAGTTACATTAACTATTTCATTTAAAGTAGCTTGAGCAGAATCCGTAAGGAGAACATCATCTCCTAAAGTGCCTATCAAATCTTCTACTTGAACCTTTATCGTTGTCGCCATATATTACTCCTATAAAAACTCTTGCAACGGTTGACTAAGTAGATAAGGCTTAGACTTTTTAGTTGCTGTTAATTGTAAATAATCTTTTTCTAATTTCTCTGCTAATCCTATATAGCCAGAACCTAATTGTAAATTACCATTTAAGTTTAATAGTTCAGCAATACATCTATATATAGGAGCAGACATTAATGAATCTGGTAAATCTATCATACTCTTATCGCTATTCTTATCTCTAGGTTTAGCATAATAATATACTGTTGTAGTTCCCTCTGGAGACTTAGTAAAGTTAATAGACCAAGAATCTTGAGTCCAAACTCCACCATTTGTACTATATGAAGCCATTCCAACTGTGCTTGTACTTATAGTAAATGTGGTCTCATCTGCTGCTGTAACTTTATGCCTCTTATTATTTAATGGATGTATTTCACCTGCTATTCCAGTTCCAGTCATTTCTGATATAATAACATAATCTCCTACGACTAGACTATTAGCAGAGGTTATAACACAAGGGGATGCTGATGTTGCACCAGTTATAGTTCCACTCTTACTAGCAAGATGAGAAGTATAATATCCTATATGAGAAACATTATCTGTAGATACTCCAGTATGCAAAGATGCCTCTGGGACAAATGGAACTAAAACTTTATCGTCTCCTTGAGTGGTTTCTATCTTATATATCCTATCTGTAAAATCATCTTCACTAATCATATAGGGACCAGTGCCATTTAAAGTTAAATTAAAACTCCTTCTATCTCTGACAACTCTAAGCCCTATATCCTTTACGTGTCTATCAAAGAAATTAGATAAAAAACTACCTGTTAAAGGAAGTCCTGTCTCAGCATTTCTTAATGCACCTCTTATTATTTCATAAGCATCTTGGTATCTCATTTATATCTCCTGGTCAAACTGACCTATTTTTTCTTTGGTCACTTTTTCTTTTTGTATTTCTTTTTTTTCTTTGGTCTTCCCTTTTTTGAACCATAGGTTCCTTTTCCTCTTGGCATTATTTCTTCTCCTTCTTAGGTTCTTCTAACTCTTCAATCAATTCTAATTTCCCCAATATCCTTAACCTTTGTTGTGTTAATTCAGATATTTGTGTCGTTAACTCATTATATTCTTTAATAAGCTCTTCTTTTCTCTCTTGCATATTTCCCTCTTATTTGATTAATGTTTTATTAAAGGGGAAGCTCCGACAACCTCCCCTTTAATATTATCTATCTGTTTACTATTATACCATTTTTATGATAGCGTGAGATTGTTCATTTCTGATTTCACAGCCACCTTCTAGTAACCATTCATCAGTTCTACCATCTCTACCATCTTTAACGACATCAGACCTTAACTGCATATCTCTTCCAGATAATGGTCTCCACTCGAAGTTAGCCATATCTACAGATAAAGCATAGTCTTCTAATGTTCCATTATTCAAGAATGGATGTGCAATAAAGTTAAGTTCTCCTACTGGACCTAAGTGTTTCATAACTCTTAAACCACTAGTAGCACCTTCACCTAATGAAGCATTAAGTTGAGTTGAACTTTCATCTCTAGTTTTGATAACTAAGTTTTTCAAAAACTTATTTGAACAAAACACAGTTTTAGACATACTGCCAGCAAGTAAATCTCTAAAGATATACTCACAAACAGCATCTAAATTGTCAAGTCCACTAGAAACAGTCCACTGGCAATTAGTATTAGTTCTACCATCGTTAGATTTGATTACACCTTTTCCTGCAGCTTTATTTAATCCAAAACCTGCAAAAGTCCTTTTAGGATTTTCTTTATCATCATCTAAGTCAATGTCTCCATTAGTAAGCATAGCCCATTCGATATCAGACTTAATCTTAGCTAATTTTCTAGCTTGCAATCTAGATAGTTCATCTCCACCATAATGTGAAGAGTTCATCATTGTACCAGTAATTGTATAAGGCTCTCTAAAGATTTGAGTACAATTCTTTAAACGTCTTACTTTTTTACTTGTTTGTTGTCCGATTGCAGCACCCTCATTCCAGCCTTGTCCAGTACCTGTTATAGTTGCAGTTTCGTTATCCACTAAATCATTAGAATCTACAGAATATCCAGCTCTTCCAAGAGTTGAAAATTCACCAGCATTACCTATGTGAGTTAACACTATGTTTCCAGATGTTCCATTTGCCTCTAAACACACTTGAGTAGTAGTTCTATGCTCATAAGTGAAAGTAGGAGCAGCTGTATCGCCACCAATGAATCTTACATCTAGGTCACTTGGGTCTGCAGCTCCACCTACTGCACCAACTGATGTGTCACACGCTTTACCTATTGCAACACACATTAATAGAGGAGCGTCTGTTCCTGCTGCCCACTCCCAACCATTAGAAGCGTGCATAGTAGTGCCATCTAAACTATATACAGCACCAACTTCAAACATTTCTACTTGGGATTGTCTGTCGCATCTTAAAATTACACCAGTGTCATTATGTCCTGCAGTCAC